AATCGCCTAATGATTTTTCATTTAATGCTCCGGTAGATGAAATAAAAGTCGTTGAGATATCCTCTGCTCGTCAGGCTTCTAATCCTGAAAGGTGGAGCAATCTACGTGCTGAAATGTGGTGGTATGCTCGGGAGCAAATCGTTGGGCATATGGTTGCTTATCCCGAAGATGAGGAGTTAAGAAGGCAGTTGAGCGCTGTGAGATATAAACCGGTTAGTAGTGATGGAAAGATTAAATTAGAGCTAAAAGTAGACACAAAAGCGAGAATTGGTAGAAGTCCTGACAGGGCTGATGCTTTCATTTATGGGTTATGGACTATGCGACAGGTTAAGTCTGCAAGAGCGGCGCTGTATCGTAGGCCTAGAAAGAGTTCGTATAATACCAATAAAGGCTATGATGCCTTGAACTATAGCGGATGATTTACTTTATACAAGCAGGAGACAAGGGAGCCGTTAAAATAGGATTTGCAAAAGATGTTGAAAAGCGATTTGCAGCCTTGCAGACTGGAAACCATGAGACGTTAAGGCTATTAAAAGAGATTCAAGGGGAGATAGAATTAGAGCAGGAGATTCATTCTTTACTTGGAAACTACCATCTTCGAGGGGAATGGTACAATCCGGATGTTATGCAGAACGTAATGCTCAAGTCAATAATTGATTCAAATGGTAACTTAGGAATATAAAAGGGGAAAAGTAATGGAATTGGATCCGGAATATATTAAATTCTTACAGGATGAGATAAAAGCGTTCGATAAGGAATTAATATCACTTCTTGAGCTTCCCAATGTCAAATCACTTAGGGATCGGGTTAAGAAAGACAAGCGAGACACAAAGGTTCTGCTGGCGCTATATGGGAGCATGATAGCTTGCGATGCTCATATCAGGGCTGTTAAGGATGAGATCCGAGCTTGCAACGATAAAGCAATGAAATTGCTGGGGCATAGACTTCAAAGGGTTAAGAGAAAATATGATCGTGGCCGTGATACAAGTTATGATTTTTTATAATATTTGACAATGAGATTCATAGGGATATAATTTATGTTATGAGTACAAAAAAGGGTAGTACATCTAATATCATCCAAGCTGCTTCATTAGCTCCATTAGAGGCATATAGCGCGCATCTAATTATGGGCAAAGAAAAAGAATTTAAAAAAACCACGATGGGAAGATGGTTTCAAACTCCTACAGCCAAAATTCCCGAAACTAAAGGTACAGATTCAACCCAGCAAATAGCAGATGCGGCAGGAGCAGCTGCTATGGCAACAGCTAAAGAGAAGGAAAGGCTGAGGTTAAAAGCTGTTGCTGGTAGGCGTTCTCTTATTGCTACCAGTGGGCGTGGTATCTTAGAAGATGCAACAACCAACAAGAAAAAACTAACCGGAGAATAATTATGCCTGATCCTAAAAGACTTATTGATAGATTTGGTCAAATGAAGTCTGCAAGGGCAATATGGAATAGCTTGTTTGATGATGTTATAAAATACGTTACTCCAAGTCAAACGCTATCAACAGGGATAGCAGAGCCGGGCAGTACAAAAACGGCTGACATTTATGATAGCACTGCTATTTATGGCAATCTAACGCTGGCGGCTGGTCTTTATGGCGCTTTATATACCGGCAAATGGTTTAAATTCAAGACAAGTGATAATGATGTCAATGAGGACAAGGGGGTTCAGGCGCATTTAGGGTTCTTGACTGAGAGAATGCAGGCTGAGCTATTAGAGAGTAATTTCGGGACACAGATGTTGCAGCTAATAATGAGTTTAACAAGTATCGGCACGTCTTGTATGTACGAAGAAGAAGGCCAAGATACTACTATAAATTTTGATACAAAGCATATTTCAAGTTTTTATTTCGCAGAAAATAAGGATCATCTTGTTGATACTGTTTTCAGGGAGTTTCCGCTCAAGGTTAGGCAGGCAGTTCAGGAGTTTGGATTGTCAAATGTAGGGGGAGGAATAAGGAAATTATATGAAAAACAGAAGTTTGAGCAGGAGTTCAAGTTTCTTCATGCAGTATATCCACGAGAGGATTACGATACTTCAAAGCGAGATAGCGCTAATATGCCTTATGCCTCTGTTTATGTAGATGTAAAAGAGGGGAAGATAGTTAGGGAATCCGGTTATCAGCGATTTCCTTACATGGTTCCACGCTGGGGAAAGAATGCCGGAGAGATATGTGGTCGTTCTCCGAGCATCCATGCACTGTCTGAGATTAAAATGCTCAATCAAATGGCTTATACTATCATCAGGGCTGGTCAAAAAGCAGTTGATCCGCCTATAAATGCGCCTACCTACATGGAAGGTCAAATCAATATGAATCCTAGAGGTATAAATTTCTATGAAAAAGGCGGCAAGGATAGGGTTGAGGAAGTTGTATCAAGATCAAATTTTGTTATCGGGCAGGAGTTAAAAAACGATAGCAAGGAACTTATAAATAATTTCTATTTTGTTGATTTATTTTTGTCTTTAAGCCGGATTACAAAGCAAATGACAATCCCTGAAGTTATGGAGAGAAAGCGAGAAGGGTTGCGTATTCTATCATCTATGCTCGAACCTCTGCAAAAGGAGTTGTCTGATCCGTTGATAAAACGTTCGTTTGATATTTGTAAGCGCAAGGGGATATTTGGTCCAATAGATGAGAACGAAAATCTTATTGATGCACCGGAGGCATTACAGGGTCAGCCAATAGAGATTGAATATACGTCAAGCCTTGCTATGGCATTGAGAATGGAAGAAGTGCAAGCGTTTACACAGTCTATGGAGCTTGTTGCTCCGTTATTACAGGCTCATCCTGATGCGATGGATAACATTGATATTGACGATGCTATTCGCGGCACTCTTGAGCGTAGCGGTGCGCCTCAAAGTTTTATTATGGACTGGGATGTAGTTGTTGAAAAACGGAGAGCAAGGCAAGAGGCTATGCAAGCTCAGGCTCAGGCAGAGAAGATGGCACAGGTGGCGGATATCACGCAGAAACTATCAGGCAAGGTAGATCCTTCTTCTCCGTTGAAAGAGTTAGGGGATAATCCTAAACAATTAGCAGGGATGGCGTAATATGGCAAGAATGGTTAAAACTGTTGTTAGAAGAAAAGTCAATAGAACTAAAAGAGCCGCAGGTTTTGGCAATAAGGATGGATCTCAGAGAGGGTTAAAGAGTGGTGGTCTTGGTAGGAATAGGACTTCCGTCTGTCGGCATCCAAGCATTCTTCAGGGTAGGAAATAAGTGGATAAAAAGAAAAAAGCTTTAATTCAAGACTATAAGAAAACATTTGGTAGCGAGCATGGTAAACGTGTTTATGAAGATTTAATGAGAGAGTGCAGAGTGAATGGTACTGCGCATGATGTTGATAATTCTAATTTGACCTATGTAATGGCTGGTATGAGAGAGGTTGGATTGATTATTAAAGGTAGAAGGGAATATAATTTTCTCAAGAAAGAGCCGAAAAAGGCGAAAGTAGAAGAACAACCAATAGTAACATAAACAAAAAAAGGGGGAACGTATTATGGGCGAAATCTTCGAAGAAGGTTCAGAAGGCAATTTCGTAGCAGATGGTGCATGGATACCAGAGGAACACAAAGCAGAAGAATCACTGAAGAACATAACTAATTTTGGTGACTTAGTCAAAGGATACGTCAATGCTCAGCATACTATCGGGAAGAAAGGCGTTATCATCCCGGAAGAAGGAGCAAGTGATGAGGAAATGAATGCCTTTCATACAGCAATGGGAAGGCCTGAGAAAGCAACTGACTATGAGTTTGCAAAACCAAATCTGCCAGATGGCATGGAATTTGACGAAAAACTGGATGCTGGCTTTAGGGAATTTGCTCATAAGAATGGTTTAAGTCAGAAGAAAGCTGCGGCAATTAGTGATTGGTATAACGGAAATATGATTGAAGCATATGGCGCTAATACTAAAGCTATAAAAGCGAATCAGGAAGAATCTGTTGCGTTATTAAAGAAAACATGGGGTAAAGATGCAGATGCTAATTTTGCTCTGGCGGAAAAAGCGTTCAAGACTTTCGTTCCTGACGAAACTAAACAGGCTATGTTTGGTAAACTCGGCGATAGTCCTGCGCTTATTGAGGCATTCCTGAGCATTGGTAAAGCTATGAGTGAGGACAAATTAGTAGCTGGCAATGAGAATATCAACGTAGATGCTAAGAAAGAAATTGAGAAGATAAAGCTTGATCCGAATCATGCTTTTAATAAAGCAAATGATCCCGGACATGATGCGGCAGTTGAAGCAATGACAGCATTATATAAACAGGCTTATCCGAAATTAGCACAAAGTGCTTGAAAACGAAATTTAGAGTGGTAGAATTAGTTTTTAATGTAAAGAAAACATAGGAGAAACGAAATGGCAAAGGCAAAAGAAGTTAAGAAAGCAGGACATCCTAAAGAAGATTATCAGGTTGACAAATCGACAGATGCTTACAAGAAAGCTGCCGGTCAACTAAAAGATAAAAAAGAAGCTAAGAAAGAAGATAAGAAATAGTTTTTTATTGTATGCCAGACAACCCGAAAGGGTCTGACTGCTACGCTCTAAAGTAGAGCAGGCTAACAGCCTTAAAATGCAGTTTGGGTCTGAGTTGTTCTCAGGTAACTCGAACGATTAACAGAAACATTAATTTTAATTGGAGGGTTATAAAAATGGGAACAATCAATGATCTTTACGTAAAAGAGTACGAAGATAATATTGCGATGGGTGCGCAACAGCTTCTCTCAAAGTTTAGAGAGAAATGCGATGTTAAAACCGGAGTTGTTGGAAAAAGTAAGTCGTTTGGGTTCGTTGAAAAGGGATCTGCAAGAGATAAGAATGCACGGCATTCAAAGGTCATACACGATGATCCTAATAAGATACGTTGTACTGCATATCTGAAATACAAGTATAAATCCATTATACAAGATCCTGACGATGATATGAAAGTATTGGCTGATATTAAGTCAGCGTATTCAAGAATACCATTAGCTGCGCTCAATAGAGCAATGGATACAGCATTGTTAGAGGCAGCACGTGGCACAAAATATGTTGGAGAGGATGGTACTACTTCAGAATCGCTTCCAAGCACTTCTAAGGTAGCTGTTGGTTCAGATGCCCTGACACTCGCGAAGATAACCAGCACTTTGGAACTATTCAATGATGCTGACGTTGATGAGAACGAACCTAAGTTCTGGGCTATGGGGCCACAACAGTTATCTGATTTGCTCAAACTTGAGAAACTGACAAGCGCAGATTACAACACGCTTAAAACTCTTGTTCCGGGTAAGATAGCAACTTTCATGGGCTTTAACTTCATAGTAACTAATCTTTTGGCTAAGACTACTACCACAAGATTCAACATCGCTTGGGCGCAGTCAGGTCTGGGATTGGCTATTGGGCAAGACATTACTGGTAAGATAAGCGAATTGCCAGAGTATCATTACGCTTGGGGTGCCTATGCTTCAATGTTCATTGGCGCTACAAGGATACAGGATGCTAAGGTCGTAGAAATAGGCTGTAAAGAGGAATAAACAATGAGTAGAAATTATTCTATTTGTGTTTTAACATTAACGAGTAAAAAGGAGGACTAATCATGGAACAGGTTCCAAACTTACAAACAGGAAAGTTGAATACAACTGATTTTTACGCTATGCATACTACCGCTATCAACGAGATTGGTACTCGGTATAGAATGGATGACAGAGTTTTCCATTATGCAAAAGCTGGCGCAACTCTTGTACCTAACTTAGGTTGTCAGATATATAATACACAGAGCGTTGCTTATGCCACGATTGCAGAAGATGCAATAATTGGCGCAACAAAGTTGGTTATAGATGTGGCTGCTACTGATGGTGCTGCTGGCGATGGTGTTATAGCGAAGGATGAGTTATTTGGTGGATATATTGTTATATTCCCACATAGCGATAATTCTATCAATAGACGTATTATTGGCAATACTGCGGTTGATACTGACGAAATGACAGTTGAACTGGATGCAGGAATTCCGGTTGCGTTAGATACTGACAATGACCATGCAGAGTGTATGGCTAGTCCATATTCTGATGTCAGGTCAACTAATTCTGCAACAAAGTCAATAATTGGCGTTCCGGTGGTTGCTGCAACCATAGGGAAGTATCTATGGATTCAGACTTGGGGACCTTGTTGGATTTCTCCTCAAGCTGCAGTTAGTGTTGGTAATACGAATCGTCAGGTTGTATTTAGGCATGATGGAAGTCTTGACGAGCATGATTACAGCGATGCTTACACAACTAAGGCACAGCACGCAGGATTTGTACTTGCAAATGCTGCAGGTGCTACACAAGGCGCTGCATTCATAATGCTGCAGATTTGTCCGTAGGTTTAAAGCGTAGAACGAGTTTAGGGGAGAGCATTTCCTCTCCCCTTTACTTAAAAGGGGAATAAAATGGCCTACACAGAGCTAAGTATCTGCAATCTCGCATTATCAAAGCTAGGCGCAGATGTAATTACAGATTTAGATGCTACGGATAAAGTTTCCGCTTTATGCAAGCAAATGTATTCTCCTGCTAGGGATTTTGTTTTGCGTTCTCATCGATGGAATTGTGCTGTTGGAAAGGCTGATTTAGGTTCTGCAAATGTTCCACCAGTTGAATGCTATTTTGACGATTCCGTTTATAATCAGGGGACATATGCTCTTAGGGTAGTTGTAAAGACTGCTGCTGATGAGTACAATTTCCTGCGCCATTCTTATTCTTCTGAGTTGGATATATCCGCATTAGATTCCATAATGATTGATTTGCGATCCACATTCGTTGGAACTACGAAAGTTTATTTCAAATTTCATAGCAAGTTATCAGGGGATTGGGTTTCTAATACAGAAACGATATCAGTTGAGAATGCTTGGGAAACCAAGACGTTTGACATTTCTTCTATTGCTCAGAATTTAAGAGAAGATGTTGACCGGGTAGAGATTACTTTCGAGGATAAGGATTCGGATTACATGGTTTACATAGACAATATGTATGCTACTTCCGGTGTATCTGGCGATGAGGTTGAACTTGATTATATGGAATATTCAACTAACCTAGATGCTCAAGAATCGTATAAAAGCGATTTTAGCGCACTAATGTTTGGATGGGGCTATATGTTTGACTTGCCGGATGGTGCAGGGGCTTATGCGTATTGCTTGAGAGTTCTTCAGGTAAATGAGGCTGGCAATAAATTTAGGATTGAGGGAAGAAAGCTATTAACTAATGAAGCAACTGCGCAGATGGAATATATTGAAAGGATATCAGATCCGACAGAGTTCGATTCTATGCTTTATGATTTAATAGCAACAAAACTTGCTGCTGATCTCGCGGTAGCAATTACAGGTTTCAGAACAAGGGCAGAG